ACGGCGACGTGCTCGCGGTCAAGACCGAAGAAGTGGAAATCAACGGTGCGAAAAAGCTGGCCCTGTTCGCCCAGGTCGAACCGACGCCCGATCTGATCGCCATGAACAAGGCCAAGCAGAAGATTTACACCTCAATCGAAATCGACGACAGCTTCTCGGACACCGGCGAGGCCTACATCGTCGGCCTGGCGGTGACCGACTCCCCGGCCAGCCTGGGCACCGACGTACTGTCTTTCTCTGCGCAGAAGCCCGAATCCAGCCCATTCAAAGACCGCCATTATTCCGCGACGTCGATGTTCACCGAGGCGGTGGAAACCGAGCTGCAGTTTGAAGAGATCGAAGACAAGCCCAGCCTCGGCGCCCAGCTCTTCAGCAAGGTGCAGGCGCTCTTGGGCGGCAAACAGGCGAAGGACGATGCCGAATTCGCTCAGATGGGCCAAGCCGTGGAAGCGGTTGCCAACCACGTCAAAGACCTGCCCGACCAACTGGCCGCCGAGAAGAAATTCTCCGGCGAGCTGAATACAAAGGTTGAGCAGCTCAGCAAAGACTTGGTCGATCTGAAAACCACACTCGGCAAGACCCAAGACCACTCCCAAACCCAGCGCCCACCGGTAACCGGCGGCGGCAAACAAGCCCTGGCTGAGTTCTGACCTGCGGCCTTCACGCCCAGCCCACTATCGGAGATACCCATGCGTAACGACACTCGAAAACTCTTCACTGGCTACCTCACACAGGTTGCACAGCTCAACGGCATCGAATCGGCAACCGCCACGTTCAGCGTTGACCCAACTATCCAGCAACGCTTGGAAACCAAGATTCAGGAATCGAGCGAGTTCCTGACCAAGGTCAACGTCATCGGCGTCGACGAACAGGAAGGCGACAAAGTCGGCTTGGGCGTTGGAGGTACCGTTGCCAGCCGTACCAACACCAAGGTCAAGAAGCGTGAACCGAGCAGCATTGGCACCCTGTCCAGCGACAAATACCGGGCCGAACAAACCGACTTCGATACCTTCGTCAGCTACAAACAACTCGACGCCTGGGCCAAGTTCCCGGACTTCCAAACCCGCCTGTCCAGCGCCATTGCTCAACGCCAGGCGCTCGACCGCATCCAGATTGGTTTCTATGGCGTTTCGGCGGCAGAGCAAACCGACCGCACGGCGCACCCGCTGTTGGAAGACGTCAACATCGGCTGGCTCCAGCAGTACCGCACCCACGCACCCGACCGCGTGCTGAAGGAAGGTGCCGTCGCCGGCAAGATCACCATCGGCAAAACCGGCGACTTCAAAAACATCGACGCCCTGGTCTACGACGCCATCCAATTGCTCGACCCTTGGTATCGCCGCAACCCTGGCCTGGTGGTGATGACCGGCCGCGAGCTGGTCCACGACAAGTTCTTGGCCCTGGTCAACAAGGACCAGGACGCGACCAACACCCTGGCAAGCGACCTGATCATCTCGCAACGCCGCGTCGGTGGCCTCCCGCTGTATGAGGTGCCGTACATCCCTGAAGGCACGATCCTCATCACCACTTTCGCCAACCTGTCGGTGTACTGGCAGATCGGCGCCCGTCGCCGTTACCTCAAGGAAGAGCCGGAGTGGAACCGCGTCTCCAACTTCGAATCGTCGAACGAGGCCTATGTGGTTGAGGAATACGGCCTCGGATGCCTGCTGGAAAACATCACTCCGGTCGAGGGTTAACCCATGGCACTCAGCATCGCCCAAGCCCACCAACGCCGAGCTCGCGCGGCAATGGAGGCGGCCAAAACGGCGCCGCAGCAGTCCATGGCCGGTGCCACCGCCTACGAGCATCAGTTGAATCAGTTGCTGCAGGACCGGCTGCGCTTGAAAGCCATCCAGTCCAACGAAGGCAAGGCCGCGCTCAAGCTGCAACTGCTGCCCGAGTACATCCCGTATGTCGAGGGTGTGCTTGAAGCCGGCAATGGCGCCCAAGACGACGTAATGACCACCGTCATGGTCTGGCGCATTGACGTCGAGGACTACAGAGGCGCCCTGGATATTGCGGACTACGTGCTCAAGCACAAGCTGATCATGCCTGACCGTTTTGAGCGCACCACCGGTTGCCTGGTGGCGGAGGAAATTGCCACCGCCGCGCTGAAAGCCCAGAAGGCCAACGGCAGTTTCGACTTGAGCATCTTGCACTGCACCGTCGAACTGACCGAGGCCGAAGACATGCCCGATCAGGCCCGCGCCAAGCTGTTCCTGGCAACGGGCCGCGCGACGTTGCATGGCATCACCGCCGAAGAGCCAGGCCAGCCCGGGCAGATTCAAGCCGGTATCGATCTGCTCAAACGCGCCATCGCGCTGCACGACGGCTGCGGCGGCAAGAAGGATTTGGACGGCGCCGAACGCATCCTGAAAAAACAGGCTGCTCCCAGCAGCTAACCGAGCGTCCCCACGCACCCCGCCGGCTCGGGGCGGATCGGCCAGGCCGCTCCTCCTGAACGTGAAGCCCCGACCACCGGCGACCTATTTTCGAGTGCAGTCATGAGCGCATTTGTAGCCAGCGGCACCGTCGACAGCGGCCATATCAACACCGACCCGTTCTGGCCGTCGATTGACCTGGACGGCTTGCGCGCCACCCTGCGCATCGACGGCAGCGTCACCCCGGCCCGCCTGGAAACAGCTGTGATCGCCGCCGCAATCAACCTCAACAACGAACTGAGCGAATGGCGAACCGCCCAACAGGCCGCTGGCTACGCCACCCTGGCCGAAGTGCCGGGTGATCGCATCAAGGACGTGTCGGTAAAGGTCCACCTCTATCGCCGCGCGATCGAGGCCGGCACCGGTGCCGAAGTCTGCGAGCGTTACCGCGACTACAGCGCGACCAATACCGGCAGCGACAAAGCGGAAGCCCTCACCCCGAACATCGACGACTACCGCCGCGACCTGCGCTGGGCGGTGCGCGACTTTCTCGGCCGCACCCGCACCACCGTGGAGCTGATCTGATGCCCGTCGCCATCCGCGCCAATCAAAACGACACCGTCGACGCCCTCTGCTGGCGGCACTACGGCCGCACCGCTGGCGTCACCGAGGCCGTGCTTGAAGCCAACCCCGGCCTGGCCGACCACGGCCCAATTTTGCCGCAAGGCCTTGTCGTCAACATGCCCGAAGCCCAAACCAGCGCGCCCCAGCGGCAGATGGTGAACCTATGGGACTGACACCGCAGCACCAAGCCCTTGAACCCACCAACCCTGGACAACGGAATGAAGCGCATGCCTGAACGTCCCGACACCTGGGCCTGGCTCGCCGCCTGGCTCGAACAGAACTGGCCGACTCTTTACGCCGGAGTCCTCGCCCTAACCATCGCGGCCCTGCGGATCATGTACGGCGGCGGCACCCTGCGCCGCATGCTGATCGAGGCCCCTCTGTGCGGCACGCTGGCCTTGGCCGCAAGCCATGGTCTGGCGCTGCTTGGCATTCCGACATCCACCGCGCCGTTCTTCGGCGGTGTAATTGGTCTGCTCGGCGTCGAAGGTACCCGCGCGGCAGCCAAGAGGTTTTTCAACCGTAAGGTGGAGCAGCTATGACCACTCTTCGCCACGGCGACCGCTCGCAAGCGGTACTGATCCTGCAAAAAAATCTCAACCGGCACGGCGCCAACCTCGTGCCGGACGGTGATTACGGCGACACCACTGAAGCCGCCGTCCGCGCCTATCAGGTCAAAGTCGGCCTGGTAGCCGATGGCATCGCCGGCACCAAGACCCAAACCAGCCTGGCCGGTGGCGACTGCGCCGCTCTATTGCGCAACCACGATCTGGTGGCCGCTGCCGAACGCCTCGGCGTGCCGCTTGCGGCCATCTACGCGGTCAACGAAGTGGAATCAAAGGGCAAGGGCTTTCTCGACAACGGCAAACCGGTGATCCTGTTCGAACGGCACATCATGTACCGCCAGCTCGCCACGGCCCGAAACGCAGGCGACGACTCGGCTGAACTCAAGCGTCACGCCGACCAGCTCGCCACAGCCAACCCTGCCCTGGTCAACCCAAAGCCCGGCGGATACATCGGCGGTACCGCCGAACACCAGCGCCTGGCAATGGCCCGTTTGATCGACGACACCGCCGCGCTGGAGTCGGCTTCCTGGGGCGCGTTCCAGATCATGGGCTTCCACTGGAAGCGTCTCGGCTATGCCAGTGTCCAGGCGTTCGTGGCAGCGATGAGTGCGGGTGAATCGCAGCAGTTCGACGCCTTCACTCGCTTCATCGAGACCGACCCGGCGCTGCACAAGGCCCTGAAAGCCCGCAAATGGGCCGAATTCGCCAAGCTCTACAACGGGCCGGACTATCTGCGGAATCTCTACGACACCAAGCTCCAGCGCGCCTACGAGCGGCACGCCGGCTGCGATTGCGGGCAAGGGGTAGCGGCATGATCGACTTCGAAGCGTTGCAAAAACTACGGGTGCAGGACGGTGACCTGCTGGTGGTGCCGGAGTCGACCGAACAGGACGACATGCAGCTGTTGGCCGAGGCCATCCAGTTGATGAATGGCGCCAGGGCAGTGATCGTGCGTGGCCCCATCAAGCAGCTCGACTCCGCGGCCATGAACAAACTCGGCTGGTACCGCGCATGAGCACCCTGCGCCAGGTGCTGTACGGCATCGCCCTACTCGGCGCACTGGCGCTGCTGATTTGGGGTCAGGAAGCGCGCATCGACGTCGCCGAAAGCAAAACCGAACTGGCAAAGGCTGCGGCCAAGACCGCCCGCGAAGACGCCGACCGCAACCTGGCAACCGCCAACACCCTCACCGCCACCCTGAAACAGGAACGGGCGAACCAATCTGCCCTACGTACCCAGCAGGACCTGTTGCGCCAGGGCCTGGCGAAACGCGAGCGAACGATAGAGGAGCTGAAACGTGAAAACACCGAACTACGCGACTGGGCTGCTCAGCCTTTGCCTGACGCTGCTCGCCGGCTGCGCGAACGCCCCGCCCTCACCGGCGCCGCAGCTTACCGTGACTGGCTGTCCGGCCGTGGTGCCGTGCCACCTGCCGGCGACCAGCCCCCTCAACAACGGTGACCTGCTGACCGACGAAGACCGCGCCGAAGCCGCATGGGCCGACTGCGCGGCGCAGGTCGACATGGTCTACATGCACCAGCAGGCCAACCCATGAACAAGCCGGAAAGCCTGCGTGCCCACCTTTTAGATACCGTTGCCGAGTTCAAGCACAACCCCGACCGCCTGCTGATCTTCATCGACAACGGCAAGGTCCGCTGCACAGCTGCACACACCCTGTCGTTTGAATACAGCTTTGACCTGCAGATCATCCTCACCGAGTTTGCCGGCCACCCCGACAGCGTGATGTTGCCGATACTGGGCTGGCTTAGCGTCAACCAATCCGAGCTGCTCGACAATCTCGAAAAAGTGAAAAACGGCTTCCAATTTGAGGCCGAAATTCTCAACAAAGACCTGGTGGACCTCAGTATTTCCTTGCCGTTGACAGAGAAAGTGATCGTCAGCACAGATGATCAGGGCAACACCACTGTCAAACATCCAAACGAGCCGCAGCGTGTAGCGGGCTACCTCGATCCGAACTGGAAGCCTGGCGCCCAGGACAACACCAGCGAATGGTTTGTGCCCGATGGCAAATGATTTGGAAGCACTGGAGACTTGGTCGGCCACGCTGCTGGAACGGCTGGAGCCTGGGGCACGCAATCAACTGGCCCGCAGCATCGGCCAGGAGCTACGCCGCAGCCAACAGAAACGGGTTACTGCGCAGCAGAACCCGGATGGCAGCAAGTTTTCCCCGCGAAAACAGCGCAATCTGCGCGGCAAACAAGGCTACATTCGTCGCAAGCTGGAAATGTTCAAGAAGCTGAAAAACGCCACCTACCTCAAGGCCAGGGGCGACAGCAACGCCATCACCGTAGGTTTCACCGGGCGCATTGCCCGGATTGCCAGGGTTCATCAATACGGTTTGAAGGATCGCGCCGAGAGGGGGGCGCCCGAAGTGCACTATGAGAGACGTGAAGTTCTCGGATTTACCGAAGCCGACCTTGATTTAATTCGAGACAGTTTGCTGGTTCACTTAACTAGCTAGAGATAGATTTTCTATGCAAGTAAGGGAGCAAAAAACGTTCTCCCTTCTCCCTAGAATCTGCTATCTCCGACTCATTCGGCCCCAAATGATCATCACACGAAAAAATCATGTCACGTAGCGCAACTGCGGAATCAGAATTAGCTATAACGTGCATAGAGTGATCCTCAAGTAAACCTATGTAGGCATAGATTGCATCCATGGGTTTTTCTAGAGACTTTTGAAACGGTAAAAACGCAAAGAAAACCTGGCTACCCGCGATGACCCGAAAATTCAGTAAAGCCTCGGAAAACTTTACACATTCTTCCGAATACTCTTCTAATCTTTTGCGGTAGGCAGCAGCTTCGGAAATACGCCATCTCTCCCCCTCAGTCGTATTTTCAACCTGTTCTTTGGTGAAAACTAAACGTTCATAATCTCTGATAGGAAATCGCACTATATTGCTTGCCCTTGCCACTGCATGACTCTGATAAACCAGCGCCTTTGCGGCTTCATACGACTCCTTTCCCACCAAGTCTCTTTTCCAAAACCGCAGACCATAAATTGCGATTCCTGCAGTGATAATTGCCGCGACTGTTACAACCAAATCCCGTGCAATAGTTACATATGTACCCAGCAAAACCGGATTAATTTCCATACCCAGACTCCACCCTATTGCTCATCACCCAGATAAGCACATGGTGCAGAAAACGCGGCAACAACTCCATAAAAACTGCATCTGCTTGTAAGGCTGATATTTACAACACTACAAGGCTGCACTCCCGCACGCGCGACGCCACCATCGGCGCCATGAACGACTTCGCCGCCCTCTCCCGCATGCTCGAAAACCTCATCCGCTTCGGCGTCATCGCCAATGTTCAGATGGAGCCCCCGCGCGGCAGGTAAAAACCGGAAAACTA